ATTGCTCGTTTTAGAAACTTTCGTCCGGATGTACTACAATTCTTTTTCTTCATCCTGCATTGATAACAGTGACAGATTCCAATGCCTGTATGTGGTTCCTTCATATCTATCTTGTATTACGCAAATCCTTGAATATTCTTCAAGAATTTGCAAGTTATTACTTGTTCCTATTCACTAAAACACTTGGTCTTTTAACACTTTCGAGTTTTAGTAACTCTTTAGTTGCATCAATATCGATGAAATTAGTCCAACCAGCTTTATGTAACATAATAGCCGCTTCCCTGATTGTCAGGGAGCCGGTTATTACTCTTTCCCTCAATGATTCGAATATGCCTTTCATTTTTGCTTTGTTTGAATTATTCTTCGTCGTCATAGTCTGAATCAAAGATGCGAGCAACCATATCGACAATATTTTCTTCTATATCCTCGGTAGAACCTGTTACAGCATTAGCGATATTTTTCTTCTCTTGAATTATTCGATAAACCTTTTCGTCAATAGTGCGCCGACCAAGGAAGTAGTAACAGGTAACAGAGTCTTTTTGCCCGATACGGTGTGCCCGGTCCTCACATTGGCAACAGTCGGCATACGTCCAGGGGAATTCAACAAAAGCGACATTACTTGATGCAGTAAGCGTTAAACCAACTCCAGCCGCTTTTATCGAGCAAATGATTATATCCGCTTTCGGGTTGTTCTGAAAAGCGTCTACGGCTCTTTGCTTCTCGTCCTGTGAGTCTCTTCCGGTAACCGATACAGCGGTAGGAAAATAACGTTTCAGTTGGTCTACAACTTCATGAAGCGAACAAAAGAGAATTATCTTCTTTCCATTCTCTCGGAAGTCTTTCACAAATTCAATAACATCGCGTACTTTTCCACGTGCGGAGATCTGCCGTAGAATATTGATACGTACCATGACTTCCCCTCGAAGAGCCTTTTCAATCTTTTCATCGTCGGCATCCTTATATTTCTGTAGATACATAATAAGATCACGCTCTGCATCCATATACTCCTTGCGATTAGTAATTTCACATGTATTTACCTGGCGTATCTTATCTGGAAGATCTGTAAGGACGAGAGACTTTTCACGACGAAACATACAATATTTCCATAAATTGAAGTTCAATTCTTTCAAATTCGATGCTTCTCTTTGTCCGGAGCAGTACCTATCAACAAATGGTTTATATCCACCGAAATCGTTCATTCGGTCTAAAATAGCCAACTGCGGAATCAAATCTTTAGGCCGATTTACCACCGGTGTTCCCGTCAATTCAATAACCCATTCTTTGCCGGTACAAATACCTTTGCAAAACTTAGCCTGCTGGGTTGATGCAGATTTGCAACGATGGCTTTCATCAATGATAACAGACTTGAATAAATTGATTGAGTTTCTAAATTCCACATCTCGCAGCGTCCAGCCTTCAGCTTTCTTTATACGTTGTACAAAGTACTTCTTTAATGATTCATAGTTAACAATAAATACCTGGTGCATTCCTGTCTGAAAGAAAAAAGTCCATGTATCACGTACCTTATCAGTTAGGATCATCGCCTTTTTATCCGTAAACTTCTCCCATTCACGTAGCCAGTTGATTTTTAATGATGAAGGGCATACAACAAGACAAGGAAAAGCGTCTGCAAGGTTAATTGTTGCTATACTCTGTAATGTCTTCCCCAAGCCTGGTTCATCGCAATTCATAAATCGTTTAAGTTGCAAACCACGGGCAATACCTTTAAGTTGATAAGGATAAGGCTGAATTTTCAAATTGTGAGGAACGGTTAAATCAGGTAATTCCGGAATATCATAAGCGATATCCTCCTCCTTTTTTTCTGTACCATTTACCCAATTGATATTCTCAAATTGCCGTATTTGATAAATCATTCTTTCAAGGTCAACTCTACTCCGAGCTGGAACTATCCAAACTTTTTTTGCACCGTCAAAACGTCTTCCGGGAATTTGTCGGACTCGATCTACAATAGAAGGTTTATACTTGAATGATAATTCAAAGTTATCTCCTTTTAATTCAATATTCATGATTTAGAGTATTTTATAGGGGGGATAATTTCCCCCTATGGTGATTGTAAGTTATGCGGTTGCGTCAAGAGGTGCAGGAGCATCTATCTGTTTTTTTCTTCCTTTTTTCTTCGGCTTTTCTTCCACTATGATAGCTTCTTCTGGTTCATCGGTTTCGAAATCAAGACGTTCTTGTCTAATTCCCCATTTTTCTTCAAATAGGTAACTTTCTACTTCAGCATCGCATGCAGCAGCATCAATACTCAATTCTTCATAGTAAGGGTAATCTGCATCAAGGAGAGGAACGAAGATTTTCAAGTCAACGACTTTGCCGGACTGAAGAAGTTTGGATCCCATGATAGTTATTCCGGAAACCCCATCGACACTGTCATTCGCATAACCTGTAATAATATAGTTTTCTAAGGTTTCTGCATAGCCAGGAGAAGTAAAACTATCCTTATCGATTTTAGATGCTTCCGGCTGCTCACACAATACGACAAGATGCAATTTAAGACGGCTAAACGCTTCTCTTAAATCACTGTGAATGATCTGATCACAGCTCTTGTTTATTACATTTGTGTAGTTTGATTCAGAAAAACGCTCATTGTACACTACATTCAGCCGATCTTTCTTAACGACTGCCTTTTTGATCTCATTTTTTACTTGTTCCATAATCTTCTTTAGTTGATAAAGTGATAATACTAAACGTTGATACAACTCCCATGACGGCAGCCGTAGTTATTTCTCTTGATGTTGCATCTTCTCTTTGAGAGAAAGATAATGCTGTAAACAGGCCGATAACGGCCAGTCCGATTGTGATTTTTTTCAGGGTTCTCATAATGATTACTTTTTATTGTTATACATACTGGCCATTTTCATTTCCTCTTTTGCTTTACTTATCACAGTTACGCACCATGATAATTGATGTGTTGCCGTCCGGTTACAACGTTCGCACCAATCGACGAGGTATCGTTCCTCCCGACATAAAGAACTGATTAGGGCATTTATCGCTGTTGCTGTCGCTTTCGCATTTTTAGCTGTATCAACGAGCGTTTGCATAACCTCGGACTTCATTGTCTCATTAAGCCAGTATTTCGAGTCTGCAAGCAGTTTACCGGAACGGGCAACATATACAGCTAAATCATTGCCACGTTGTACAGCTTCTGCCGCATCTTCACTCATAGTAATATTGAGAAATGAATCTATATTGCTTAATTCAGCCAATATCTGTTCTTTTGATGTAATAAGTAAATTCATATTATTTTTATGATAAAATATAATCAGACCATCAATTGCCACCATTTGAAAGCAAGGTCCTCGTATTTCTCTTTTCCTCTGATATATGAAGGATGGCTACGATCGGTGATAAAATGCTTGAATATTTTGCAATTCTTTTTTGAGATTGCATAAATGAAATCCTGTTCACTTCCTGCAATATCCATATACCAGGCACGGGAACGATCCCAATCGAAAAAATCAATAGCTTCATCGAACTGTGCTTGGGATTCCGCAAAAGTCGTTTTTAAATCACCTCCAAAGTTGAAAGCAGATAGCCACCAGTCCCACTTACACCGCGTATCAAGGTGATAAGCAAAGTTCCCGTAATAGAACTCCTGCTGCCTATTAACCATAAACCTTTGTGTGTCAGACTGTGCCAATACAACAGCTAAAAACTGGTCTTTCTCCGCTTCCTTTCGGAGAGCTCTACGCATCTCAAGGCCTAATTCAAACTCTTCTTGTGTATATACATAATCATCTACCATCAGCTTGTCATACCGAACACGGTCATTCTCTGTGATAAGAGCATCTACAAGCGTACCGAATTTGAAAGCTTTCTCTTTATCCCCGTATTGAGCACGGGGATAAAGATAGTTTTTGAGTTCTGTCAGATCTGAATTGCTGACCTCTGTACGTGAGTAATATGAATCAGGATTTGACATAATTATTTAGCTTTTACATCTGCTTCATAACGGATGAATTGTGATTCAATATGTGTCTGATCTTTACTGTTTGCTTTCTTCTCACAGTATACAGTCATCTTTTTAAAAATCTTCTCTAACTCATCAAAAGGAAGAGTCTGCCCCTCGCCTATCCACCACATCTGAAATATTTCCAGGTATCCTTGCTGATGAAGAACAACAATCTTTTCTTTTACCTTAGCGTTTGTCGGTGGAGGTGCAACAGATGCAGCAGCACCAGCAAAAAGATTACCGATTGAGCTTTGTTGAGTTTTCATTGCAACCTCCTGCCTATCTGCTTCTTCCTTTCTCTTTAACTCTTGTAATTGTTTGGCTGCCTCTTCTGCTTCTCGTTGTTTGCGCAATTCTTCTGCTTTTGCGGCTTCTTCTGCATTTGCCAAGCGAAGCTGTTCCAGTTCAGCCAACTCTTTACGCTTAGACGGAATACGGTCGATAAGTTCTTGTTTAACACTTGAAATTTTAGCCTTATACTGTTGAGCATATTGCTCATATTTACCCATCAATGTATTTTTGCGAATCTCTGCTTTTATCTCCTTATTGATATAATAGGTAGCATATTCAGCAGTGAATTTATCAAAATGAGCTTTCGGGTAATCAGTTTGGAAAACAGTTATACCGATTACTTCTCTATCAAAGTTTACATAAGTCAATCCCGAAAAAATATTCTGCAGCTCGGTTACCTTAGAAGATAGATATGAACTGAAATAAGAAAGAAGTCCATTTTCTATTGCTTGTTGATAGCTTACCTTTTCATTATTGATTAATACTCTTTGCTCGGCTTCTTTCTTTCTCTTCTGCTCTTCTTCATATTTGAACTTAGCATACTCATTGCGCTTTGCTACAAGCTTTCCGGGGATTGTAGAAGAATCCTTAGGATCAATTTCTTTTTCTTGTGAAGTAAAGAAAGAACGAACTTTGTCGAATATCTGCGTGATGGGCTTGCGACGTTCGTCCATATTCTTGAGAGTAGTATTTACTTTTTTCAAGAAGTCAGCTGCAGCCTGATCTATCGTTTCATTCATACCTTCTCCCTCGATTGTATCAAGGAGAGCCTGCCCTGCTTCATTACATTTTTTTACGGAGAGAGTATTCCTTCCCATAATTTCGGGAAAAGATGAAAAAATGTTTTTTACTTCGTCTATTTTGATTAATTCTGTTGCCATAATCGTTTTCTTAAATTGGTTAGTAATAGCTAGAAGCCTCCGTCTGCATCATCGTCAGATACTGCCACTTGAACGGGCTCCGGAGCGTCTAATTGTTTTTCTTCCCCAAAAGGTATTTTGGTATCATCTGCAGAGGCTACAGATTGAACAGGCTCATTAACCTTTTCTTCATCTACTAGCCCGTAATCAATAACAGGTTCTTCCTGTTGTGTCTCCATAGATGTATAATTGCCCGTTCGCACTTTTGGATATGCATCAAAAGCATGTTTAATCATTTTGTTTTCAAGGAATCCGGTATCAATAAATCCACCGTTAGAGGTATACAGGGAGTTTGCAGTTCCCTTGTTTTGCTTTGCAGAAAAGGTTGATAGACGCTTCCAATCAGATTCCATCATCCAAGAATAATCAACTGACCCATCATTGCGTACAATGCGGATAAATACGGCAACCGGCTTATCTGATTTTCTCGGGAAAGCTCCTTCGTACTCTATAGATTTAGCACCATTTACTCCGATAATAGGGCGGAATTTGTCACCTTCAAATACTACTACAGGATTATCTACATAGCGGACCTGTCCGGCGCGTTGTCGCATATATACTTCACCGTAGGCAGAAACAGTAAGTCCTGCTCGCTTTTCCCACATATCACCGCTAGGAGTCTTTACCTTAACGTTACGGGGAATTAAATAACACTGTGGCCTGCCTGATTGGTCAAGTGAAAGACCATTCACCGCCATATCAAGAAAACAACCAAAGAGGGACAGTTTTGTACATTCCTGTAAAGCTGGCGTTTCAGTCAATAATTTATTGAAATGAAACTTCTCGCGGTTATAAATCTGTTCACCCATTTCTGTGCCCCAAATAGCGTTATACATGCCGACAAACTTCTGTTCAACTTTCTCATTTTCGACAATTTTCGTTGCTGGAAGTGCGTTAAGCTCCTCCACTTTAATTTCAATAATGTTACTCATAATTGTTTAAATATTAGTTATTTATTAGTCTCCTTGGTATACTCCACGGCTGTATTCTTCCATTAAGAGTATGTCTTCAGCTGTAGGTTCTTTTCTGATATCTGTTTTTGATGAACTACATTTGATGGGAGAAGGACTGTAATTTTTAATAGCGCTTTCTCTTTCATCCAACTGCTTTCCTATCTTATCCTGTAATTCCTTTAATAAGGAAGATCCTTGTTTAACTTGTGTCATACAGCTGTCTGCATTAATTGTTTGATGATATTGTCCGGAACTTTATTATGCAAATCCATCATTGCGCTAGCTGTTTCCAGTTCTGACCGCTTCACATAATATTTTCCTCTTTCCTTATTATTTGCCGGATAAAACTTAATCCAGGCTTTTTCGCGCCATTCTGTAATCAGGCGTTTTCCGTATATATCTTCCGCTTGTGATATAGTTACTACTTCGGGAAGTAGCCCTAACATCGTCAACGTTTGAACAGTTCCGATCTTAATACATCGTGCGACCATCATTTCGAAGCAATTTTCCATAATCTCTAATTAGGCTGTTTCTTTGTTTTACTTTTGAATGGTGTTGAGCTTTTAATTACTGAAACACATCTGCATCTCTATGCTATGCTGCCTGATTAATATTGATTAGAGTTCATATACTTCTTCAATCCTATTTCTTCGTATTCTTGCCCGCCGACTCCGGTTAAGGTCGTTGTTGCAGTCAAATGCAATTTGAAAGGCAATAATTCCAAGAAATGAAAGAGCGATTAATGATTTCTGCAATTGCTTGAAGTCTATATTTAGAGCAAAGACTCTATTTATCCACCAAGCACCAAGTTCGTTCAATTTGTTGGTCCCCGTCTTTTTGTAGGCCTTATCTAACAGGACATTTACCGTTCCGTAGGCAGTACCTAATCTGTCTGCAATCTCCTTCTTTGCCAAGCCACAAGCAGCCAGTCCCGCTATTTGATTTTCCCGCTTGGTTAGGGCAGAATCAGCTTGCAGTTCCATGATGCAAAGTTTCCAATTCGGCTGCCGCCCTAGAGACTCCTTTGGTAGCTTCCAAAGATTCATTAGCCATTCGTACAGCGATATTCAATACTTTTGTTTTGAAGGTTGAGCGAGCGGAAACAGGCTTGTTGTTGAGGATATTGTGCACTGTACCCTGTGAACAACCGGCTTCCTTCGCAATCTGCTTTTCGTATCCGTAAGGCAGATTTGCTTTGATTGTTTCTAATTGATTTTCCATATACATTATTATATTATAGTAATTAGTTCCCTGGAAGGCGACCAAGCCTGCCAAGGACAACGTATCGCTGTTGCGCGGATGATTAAAGATTCATTCTATCTCGTAACCTCTTTCAGATTCTCCATTACCGGAAGGCGCATTCTCAAAGGGTTTGCATCGAAAACTAAACCAGCATGCTTTATTATTTTAATCTTTGACTTGCTCGCGAGTTGCTGATTTATATTTCAATTGCCTACGTGCTACCTCAATCTCTTCACGTGTCACGGTAATACTCTTGCAGGTAGAGTTAATAAACTGCTTGCGTGCTTGGTAGATGCTTGTATTCATTTTATAGAAAGTATCGCAATCCTTACATTCTATCTTAGAACGCATTATATTCAACTGTTTGCGAGAAACATGAGAAGCATTTTTCATACTCTCATAGAATGAACGGTTGAACTCTGAACGAAATTTAGTATCAGCAAACAGAGACACAAATAATTCATGTACGGCATTAGCTTCGATTAAGTAATTATACCGAAAAGCATAATCTTCGTTTTTAAAGAAAGCATTTTCTTTTGCCTTATCAAGAGCTGCTTGGCACTCAAAACCGATACCAGTAGTATTGTTTTCGCCTAATCTCGCACCGCATATAGCACATCTATCGTTCATAATCGTATATGTTATTAATTAAACGAACCTCAACAGGGGGCAACTCTGTTTAACTCACGGATTCCCGCCGTGCCTATCTCTTGGTTCGTTATTATATTTTTATGTATTAAAATGTGCATGACGCCGGTTGAAGCCGATCTATTAAGACAGGGCAGGCACCCCCACATTCCTCATGCACATCCAATTAGTATTCCTTTCTTATTCTGTTATGAATAATATATAACTCCCTTATTATCTGCAACAGCTTTCAGAATGCCCATATATGCACAATAACTATTGTACCAGTCTGGAATAGCCAGTTTTGCTTTTTCTTTGAAATCAGAAAAGTCTTTATATAACTTCTCTGCAATAGAATAATCAAACGAGCCTTCGTTATCTGCGAAATTTATAAACTCAACAAAAGGTTTTCCAACCCATTTATTTATATTACCCCAAATAGCACCAGGCATTACACCATGCACCATTAAACATACTTGTTCGCGAAAACGATTGTAAGTACCGTAAGACATACTGAAATCTGGACTATCTAAATATTCAGTATTATATACTCCCTCTTCAAACTTAGTCAAGTGATGTATAGGCAAGAAATTCATACTAAAAATGCGTCTTACACCTTCATACTTTTTTTCAATTTCCTCGGTATATTCTTTACCGAGGTATTTTTTTACTTTTAAAGCTGATATATCTACTCCCATAATTTTACTCCTTTTTTATTCTTATTTTTTGATGGTTAGAAATTAGCTTTAAGTTTTAGCATCCGGAGAACTTCCTTGAGTTCACTATCGGTATAATTCCTAGCAATCTCAATACTTACACAATTATAGTCAGCAGCAATTTGAATAGCTCGCTCTTTACTGACTTTGTAGATTTTCTGTTTCATATTCCTTTTTGATTTAGATTAAATAATCTATTTTGTTAACTTTATTACCTTTTATTTTGGCGTTGCCAATGTTTTGCGCTAACTTTATAGTGCAAATGTAATCAAAAACATTACACTGTAATTAAAAACAAGACAAAATGTGTAACCAATTAAGATAATTTAATAATATTCGTATGCATATAGGTAACAAAATCAAAGAAGAAGTCGCTAAAAGAAATATAAGTGTAACAGACTTTGCAAAGTTGATAAACAAAAGCAGACCTTATACTTATTCAATATTTGAAAAAGAAAATATTGATACAGAACTACTTATACACATTTCATCTGTTTTAAATTTATCACCTGCATCATTCTTCGAAGATATAACACCTAGTGTAATGCAAAATGGTACAAAGAATATTTTAGTTGGTAGAGATAATAACGGTAATATATCAACTAATGAATGCCAAGATAAACTTGAAGATGCTATGATAGAAATAAAGCATTTGAAAGCTGTTATCGAAGGCAAGGATAAGCTTCTCGAGGAAAAAGAACGATTAATTAATGTACTAATGAATAAATAACATGGGAGTATCTTTTAGAAAACGAGTAAAAATAGCACCAGGAGTTAACTTGAACTTTAGCAAAAGTGGAGTAAGTGCTTCTGTTGGTCCTAAAGGAGCGAAATTGAATGTAGGTAAGAAAGGCACATACCTTAATACAAGTATTCCTGGAACAGGCATATATAGCCGACAAAAAATATCAGGAAGCCAATATTCCAATAATATAAGTAATCAACAAAGTCAAAGTAGTACTCCATCTATACCAGTAGGGCTTGCTGTTTTTTTATGGATAATCGTTATTTCAATTTTCATTTTTGCTATATTATTATAATTCAAGAATAACTAAAATTTAATATTATGAAACTAAAAACAGCAACATTAATCGCCACCATAGCAACTGGATTGGCTTCATTACGGCAATTGTATTTCCTTCTTCGATATAACATTATGGAGCGCAGTGAATATAATTCTTTAGAAGGAGATATTAACTCTATTGTTTACTTATTGATTTATGTATCTTTATTTATTTTCTTCATTGTATTCTACCAAAAACAAAATAATAAATCATGGAAGGATTAATACAATTCACAGGTATAGTGATGATTGCATTTGGCATACTGCAAATCATCCTTTTCTTTAAAGTTTGGGGAATGACGAATAACGTTAAACGTATTTGGAAGAAAATAGATAATAAGGACTTTCTTTCCGAT